GTGATGTGCATCATAGCTTCATAACGGCTTATTCCATATTCATCACAGCTCGTAATAAATCGGTTGTCTACTATCTGCCAGTTATCATCCTCTACTCCCTGAAGAAAAATGTTTTCTGTCTCAAGGATTCTCTTCATCTCCTTGTATTCAACAATGAATGGCGGAAGATGCTGTGTTAAATCTATTTCTCGTACCATTTAGCTCACCTCCGAGAATATAGGAACTGCAAATTCACTAATAGTTAAATTGGCTGCCTCTCCATTGATTGTGGTATCAGCAACGTCCAATACTCCTTCCACTGTTAAAACGCGAGATTCAATCTGAGCAATTCTAACAATCAAAGAGTCTTCCTCCTGCCATGATTCTCTGAGCTCTAGGAGATATTCCTTAATAACATTTTCTATAGCGGTTCGACTTGTATCCCATGAATATCCCTGATCAAAAGTAATTGAAATAGTAATTACAATTGGAACGCTTGTTGCAGCTCTAACCGTGACTACGTGGCCAATAGGTGCTAAACCATTGCCTTTACCGTCCTGATTAGGGTCAAATTCATTTTGCACCAGTGCAATTAAGGCATTTGAAGGAATTCCATATTCTGAATCAAGGATTGTGAGTCTTACCGTTCCCGCACCATTCCAGGTTGGTTCAATCTTTACGGCTCCAACACCATTAATTGCAAGTGTCTTTTCCTTGTAGTCTGCTTTATTACCTGAGAAGGTTTTGGCATCGAAAGAATTGAGGTATCTGTTTCTTAATGCCTCTGTTCCTTCCTCGTCTTCTCCATAAATCAAAATCTGTGTGATTGCAGAGGTCTCTAAGCCCTCTATGTAATCGATAGGTAAAACATCTCCTACATATTCATTTCCGATGGTTCCTGCTTCCTCGCACTCAGCCTTATAGACTCCATCACTTATCTTCTCTGTAACTTTGTAAGAACTGTTTGAGCAGTTGAATCTTGAACCTATCGGAATATTAAGTGTTACAGGTGTAAATTCTATCTGAAGAATGGCATTGGTGGCTGGCTCAGGGGTAATACCACGCTGAGCGCACAGCCTAATCAGATACTCTCTAGAGGCTGTATCTCCATAGGATTCATCAATCATAGTTCCCAGTGAAAAATACAAATTACTGAGTTCGAGTGCTGCTGGTGAGATTGCATCAAAAATGATTGAACCTTCTCGCTTGTCATATTCATCTGGTATTGTCGCTAACATATCAGCAAGAATTTTTTCATAGGTCATTTCTTCAAACATCAGATTGCTACCTCTCTTTCTCCTTTTAAGTCGCCATATATGGTGTGAACTACGAATGTAACCAAAAGAGAGTTCTTATTCTTACTGAACTCGAAGGTATCTACCTTCTGGATTCTGTCATCCTGGTATAGCGCATCAGGAATACGTCTTTCTAACTCTGCGCATACATAGTCGTAGTTTTTGCCAAATAGGTCCATTGTGTATAGGCCATAATCCCACGAAAAGGCTAAATACTTATACCTTTCCGTTCCTAAAGCGCAATATATCCACTGCTTGACTGATTCAATATCTTCAGCTGTTCCGTGGATAGTCGTTTTATCTAAATCCATTTGATATATTGTTGAGCCGTAGCTATCAATAGAGACATCTTCGGCCAATATCGAGTTTGTGCTTGGTATCATAATTTAACCCACCCTATCAATAATCAAATACTTTTGGCCACCCAGCTGCTTTATTAGGATGACCTTGTCGCCACTTTTGAGAGCGTTGTTTATGGTTATCTGTTTGGTTCCTGAAATTGAATGTTTGTGTGTGTGTGAATCCTGGCTGGACTCAGTGCCCTCCACAGTATGTGAATGCTGATAGGTCTCGTTTTCAGTTTGCCATGAAACTGTTACTCCTACCGTGAAATTGGTAAGGTATTGAGGAACTACGAGGTTTTCTTTGCCTATCTCATACTTCTGCTCTACCTTGACCTTTAAAGGCGATGCTGAGGCTACAGTACCAAAGCAGATATCTGCTAGGTCCGCATCGTCCATGACACCTTTAGCGGACTGTTTCATTACATCTAAAAGTTCGTTGTAATTAGGCATTGTTGATATCACCGCCTCTCAACTTTAAATCCATCCAGTGTTCATTTTCTTTGTACTCGTGCTCTGCAGTCTCTACGAGCATCCAATTGTTTATGGTTATATCTCCGAGATTCAATTGGACTGCTATCATTGTACCGGCACGTACTCGGCTATCTCCAATGGCATTTTTAACCTTCAGGCTCTTAGTCTTAGCGTTGTATAGCTTAAGTAAGGCGTCCGCCTTGGATTTGCCATTCTCGCCTTTTTGTATAGATTCATAGTACTGTAGCAATCCCCACTCATTTATGTGCTCTGAATCCTTGACCAGATATACATCACGTTTTCCGGTCGAATCATTGTCATAATAGAGCTTGATTTGGTTGTAGGTATTAGAATCTATGCTGGACTCATAGTCGTACTTCTGAGCCGTATCTGCGTCGATTAGAATGCCAACCATCATATCCTCTATGGCACTTATCTGGAGCTTGCCGTAATCATCATAGAGGACGTAGAGCTCTCCTGTGTTTTCGAGAGTGAGGTCTAACGCAGTCTGCATGATATCAAAGAGCGTATTGCCGTCTTCTAGTCTCGATGGAATAAGATAGCCTGTGTCGGCTATTTCGCCCACATTAAGCTCAAAATCTTTGGCAATCATCTTCAGAAGGTCTGAGGCTGTCTTTGTATACTGATATGTTGCTTTGTTCTTCAGGTAACGAGTCTGGTCGTAAGCCGTGACGCTTACTGAACTTGATTCATCTCTCTTTATTGTGAAGATAAAACCATAGAATACGTTATTGCCGTCGTCATCTTTTAAAGCCACCGCATTGCCTTCTGAGATTTCCAATAAATCATCTTGAATAAGCTTAAATGTTAGCTTGCCAGGAGTACCTTTTCTCTCTGTGGTCCATTTGATACCTTCTTGCACAACTGGATAATATAGTTTTGAATCACCTTCGATAATTAATTCCATATCTTCTCCTTAACCAGCTGGTATCGTTAAGACCTGCCCTGGATAAATCAAATTAGGATTGCCACCTATTACTGATTTATTGGCGTTGTAGATAACAGTGTACTTTGAGCCATTGCCGTAATATTTCTTCGCGATGTTATACAGGCAATCTCCCTTTTTCACTGTATATGAGCTTCCGCCTCCAGAGGTAGGAACGGCCTGATCTTCGATAGTTCTTGTTTTAGTCTTTGACTTCTTGGTAACCGCTACTACTTTAGTGGCAAACTCTTTGTATTGCTTAAGTTTGATGGTCACCATTACGTCATTACCATTGTTTTTTGCGTCCTCTTTAATGGTGTAGTCCTCAAGAGATACCGTGAAGTTGCTTCTAAACAGTGATGTGCCGTTTGGAAGTGTTCTTGTGACTATAAACTGAAAAGAGCCCTTGGAGGTCTTGTATTGCTCCAATAGGCTCAAGTAATAATCTGCTCTATGAAAACTGTCATAGGATGCGATTGAATGTTTTACATTTGGCAACAATGCTTCAAATTCAATGTCTGTTAGTCCTGGGGACTTGAGGACATTGATTTCGCCCTCGTTGATGAGGGTATACTTTTTATTGTTGCCATTTATTTTAATCTTTAATGACTGAGGCGCCACTGGTAACAGTGTCTCCCCTAAATAAAAGTTGTACTGCATATTATACCCCCTCAGCTGCTGCAAGCATTGCCTCGTATACGCCTTCAGATAAAGTCGAAACCATTCCATCAATATCCATATCTGAAGATACGTTATTGTTATTTGTCATGCTTACACTTATCTCTGCAGTAGTGAAACGATTAATTGCTTCCGTCTCAGCTATATCTCTAAGGTATTGGAGCTGCTCATCAGTTACGTCTACATCATTTGATGTATTGGCTGCTGTCTGGGCAGAAGAATCTGCAATATTTCCAAGAGTATCTCCCATGGCTCCATAGCCGCCATCCGTTCCATAGGCGCTGGTATCGAAATCAAACATTCCTGATACTCTATCCGCTACACCATCGCCCCAAGCAGCACCATTAGCAAAAGCTTCTCCATAATCAGCATATTCGAAAGTGCTCATTCCTTCACTGAAAGCATCGCCTACAGAGGTGTATTCTTGTACGCTTCCAGCTGCTTCTGCTGATTTTGCTGCGTAATCATCTGCTGCACTTGAAATTCCAGAGAAATCAAACTCTACAAATGGTAATTTGTTTAATGCCTCGCAAATTCCTGCTACAACTTCAAGAGCTGTCGCGAGCAGTCCATAAAACCATGCTTGAACATTTGCAATCACATTATGAAATGCAATACCGATGTTCTCGCAAACAGCCCCCAGGGCATTCCATATTCCAAGAGCGATATTTGCAACTAATAGTCCAAAATTCTTGAATGCGGCACCTACAACAAATACTCCTCCCATCATTACGCCGAACCATGAGCTTGCTACTCCTGTAGCGTTAGCTATCCATTGGCATATAGCAATGATTGCTGCAACAAGAGCGATTACAAGTAATACAATCCATGTGATTGGGCAAGCCATTAGGGCTGCGTTTAGTCCATATTGATTTACTGTCCATAAGAATGTTTGTCCTGCTGCAAATGCTTCTGCTGCGCCCATTACTGCATCTGCTGTAGCTGCAATGCCTTTAGCTATATTAACAGCCATCAATACACCCTCGTAGAGTACGAGAGCTGTCACGATTCCCATAACAATAGGTTCGATTACAGACCAATTTTCTGTAAAGAATCCTGCGACAGCAGCTGCCAAGTCTATAATATTCAACAACTCAGCCGCTACCATTCCAAATCCATTTGTAATGTTTGTGACCATCTGTTGAAACTGAGGGTTATTAGCAATTTGATTGATTCTATCGAGCACTGGCTGGAATGACATTAGAGCGGTATTTTGCATTGACTGCCATACTTGCCCCCATGTCATAGGCATTTTTTCAAACGCTTTATCGACTTCTTCGCCGCTGGCCATAATAGCTGATTTAACGATGTCGGCTGTTAATTGTCCTTCCGATGCCATTTCTCTAATCTGACCGATAGGCACTTCAAGATAGTCTGCGATGGATCTGATAAGGTTTGGTGACTGCTCGAAGATCGAGTTAAGCTCGTCACCTCTGAGCGTTCCAGAGCCTAAGCCTTGAGATAATTGGAGCATAGCATTCGAGGCCTCTTCTGTCGAGGCTCCTGCTATGGTCATCTGTTTTTGAACTATCTCGGAAAATCTTATGACTTCCTCGGTAGATGAAAATGCATCGCCTGCATTATTTCCAAATCTTGCAATGACAGATGCCATGTCTCCAAATGAGCCTCTCGCATTCTGAGCTGCTTGATAAATCATCTGCATCGTCTGTTCTGTATCATATGCAGTCTTATCTGCTTTTTCAAATGCAAGATTCATCTGATTGATTCTTGACGTTGTCTGAGTTAATTCATCCGAGATGTCTATCACTTTTTTTATTCCTTGAAAACTCAGATATGCTCCGCCTATTCTTTTTATCATATCTAGCATGTTGCTAGAATCCGATGCGCCTTGCTTAAAAGATTGGTTTAACCTATTCTGGCTTTGAACATTTCTTTCAATTTCATCGTGCATTTCTACCAGCCCAGCGTTGGCCTGCTGCAATGGTGCTCTTATCGAATCGATGATAGCGGGGTCTATTGCTTGGTTTGAAGCCTGATTAACCTCTTCAAACATGGCAACTGTTTGATTTAAAGCATTACATATATTTAGCAGTGGAGCCGTTACCTTATCTGCAATTTCTATAGAAGTTCCTATACCTGCCATAATTCACCTACTTCTTTGTTTTATGCTTTATTTCATCAGCTTTGCGCTTATCGTTCTTGAGTTTGATATCAATAGCTGCAATAACAAAGGCTTTTTCATTAATGGATAAATCTG